TCAGGCCAGCGACTCCAGGATTCTTTCCCGCTCGAGCTTGTAGACGTGATCGTAATCGGTTTCCCTGGATTGCTCCAATTCACTGGCGAAAAGCTCGGCGGCATGACGGCCGGCATGTGTCTTTTCATCTTCTATGACCGCAGCTATCCGTCGAAACAGTTCGGACTCGAAATTGCCACCGCCGTTCAGCACGTTTGGCTTTGCCAGTCTCGCCCCGCCATCCAAGCGGATTGCGGAGACATAAAACTCACCTTCGTAATCGGCTCCAGCCGATGTCAACTCGGCGCGCCCATAGAGCAGCAATCCGGTTTCCCAGCGGTCGCAGAGGCGAATGCTCAGCTCATCGAACGAGTATTCGCAGGAGAACATATCGGTGTGCATTGTCATTCTGCTGCCTTCGCAATTGGCGTGGAGGGCACATGTCCTATTTTGCTGTTGTCCATCGTCATGGTGTCCGCCAAATCCGTCGCAGTAGTGTTGGGCTTGTTGGGCATTAACGGCACTTTCCTTTCAGCATGCTTCCGGCTTCCACATCCATGGCCTGTCCGGTTTCGCTGACTTCGCGCAAGGTTTTAACGCTTGCGCGGGCTCATTCCTTTCAGTGCCAATCGGCTCTTAATGAGAAGTTGCCATTCAACACGATACATGTCAACATTATTTATGTTTATCTAGATCGAGAAAGACACTAAAGGTGTTTAAGGCCTATGGCAGCCGACATATCCGGCAAAAGTCACAGATTTGGTGCGGTGTGCGGAAGGAGAAAGGTAGGCTTGCTACTTCCGGGCAATATGTCCGCAGATACGGCCGATGATCGTCAGCCGCTCCAGTTCGACGGTGAATGTTTCCAGCGCCGGATTGTCAGAAATGATTTTCACCTGGCTCGGATGCGTGAAGGGCACGCGCTGAAGACGCTTGATCTGCGGTTCGGAATAGCCGTCGCTGATGGCATAGACGGTATCGGTCGTCATCTGGTTCTGGGAGAGATCGACGATGACACGATCTCCCGGCATATACGTAGACTGCATGGAGTCGCCGATCACCTCCATGATGATGGCATGGTTTGGCGAAGCTTTCGCCTCGTTGCGCAAATACCCCGCGGGAATCAGCCATTCCGCAACGATCTTGTGGCCGGCGACATTCCCGGAACCGACAGGCAGGTTGATGACTTCGCCGACAATGCCGCTGCCGGCGCCCAGCTTGACATCCACTTCCGGCGTTGCGCCTGCGATCTGCGGCTGCCAATGCTCGCGGCTGTAGCTGAGCTCATTGTCATCTTCAGCGAATCCCTCGTTGTATTGCTCGTCGGGATCGAAGGAGGTGACCATATTCGGCACCGAGCGGGCCACTTTGCGCGGCCCTTCGCCAGTCAGGAGATAGGCTGCCGTCGTGCCGAATTTCTTGGCATAGCGGTTAGCGATCTCGGCGTTGAATTCGTTCTGGCCGTTTTCATGCGCCCGGTAGGTGGAAAGGCTCACGCCGAGCGCTTCTGCCGCCTTTGTGGCTGATGGATAATTTGCGGCTTCGCGCGCGGTCTTCAGTCGTTCGCCCATGGATTTTTGCATCAGATGACACTCGCAAAATTATTAACATAAATCATGTTGACATCGACATTATTATCAACATAATTTGTGTTTATCAAGAGGCCTGCGGTGTAAATCACCGTGGCCGGTACGCTGGCTTAACCGGCGTGCGATGGAAAGGTGTGTTTAGGGGTGATGGCATGATCGCGAGCAGGAGGGGCAGGAAATCATATTTGCAGACGGGATATTTCAACCGCTTCTGGGGCTGTCCCGGCTGTCATCGGGCTTTGTCGATCGCAGAGATCATCGAACTGCATTGCGAAAACTGCGACGCAGCCGTGGAGCCGGCGGAGATGGACGACGCCGAGCCTGCAACATCAGCGCCGAATGTGGAGGAGATGCCATGAGCGAAATGTTGCAAGGCTTCCTGGCGTGTACAGGCGCCGCGCTCTTCTTCGCCGGTACGCTAGCGGCGATGAAATCCGTCTTTTGGAGATCAGAATATCCAGGCGATAGGGATGACGCCTGCGGTGCACCCGAGGGTGACCAGATCCATTTCCGGATGACCAAGGACAAAGATGCCGGCGCGGCAAAGCCGACACGCTCCGCGAAACCGAGCTGAAAATCGGTTTTCGCACGAAAAATCAAACCACAGAACCCAACTCACAGACCTGGCCTTGCCGGCCAGAGGAGGTTGCTATGAACGAATTTCAAATCGGAACTGAAGCGGTTACCGGCGGTCATCTCGGCTGGATCCGCAAGGTTCATCGAGCGACGAACGAAATCCTTAGGGATAACCGCGGCGAACCGATTGTCTTTGCGACGCAGGACGCCGCGAAAGCGGCCGCCGGCGAGGCAATGGTTGCCTATCTCAACACACCCATGCTGCGTGACGGCGCACGAGTGGAGGCAATGTCGAAAGCGGAAGCTTTCTTCAAGCCCAAGCCGGTCGGCGCTGCGGCTGCAAATATGGCATGACCGATATGCCGCAGTGGAACAGGCGAATGCTTTCTTGCGAAAGGAGCTGAAGGGTCAATGACCAAAGGCAAGCTTGATCTTCTTCTCGATGGCCTCGGCATCAAGCTCGTTCCGGTCCATCGTCGGCGCGCACCGGCCCAGAGCCATGCCCGCGGGACCATGCAGGAAATCCGGGGGCGATATGGCGACGGGCATCTGGTCTTCGTTCTGCGCTGCATCCGTCAGACCGGCAAGAATCGCGACGAGCTTTGGTCGGATACGATCGGAGCAGTTTCCGATGTTCTTATGCAGCGCCAGGATTGGGCGCTGCAGCGTCCGGGCGATCTGCTTGACGCCTTCGACGACATCACACTTGCTTCGCTGCGCTTGCATGCCGTGGCGAGGCGACCTTGGCCGGTTCGCGCGACGCTGCGAACCCTAATCTATTGGGAATTGGAGAGACGACTTGATGCACCTGCCCGCCTCGCAGTTTGACGATCTGTCCCATCATGCGGCCGAGATCGCCGATTTGAGCCTGATCGTTCGTGCTCGCTTCATCGAGGCGGCCGATACGATGGTTCACCTCGATGTCCGCGGCGTTCGCCCGGACAGAATGCGGACGCTCTGGCCGGATGTCCTGCCCGAGTCGATGGATCATGCCGATCTCCGCATCCGTTATCGCCCGAGCGCGGGTGCCATCAGCCGGGCCGAGGAGGTGTTGCAGGATTGGCTGCGGATCCACGTCAAGGATGAGGAGCGCCGCATCCTGCTTTCGCGCTGGTCCGTTTGTCTTGCAGCACCTCATGTCGCCGGATCTTTCCGGGATTTTTGCGCTCGAACGGGGCGTGTGCGGCGCACGGCGGAGCGGCGCATTCAGAGCGAATTTCAGAATGTCGCCGGCGCGCTTCTCGCCGTTTCGCCGATATTGCAGGAGCCAGACTGGTCGCGCATATCGCCGATGATGCCGAATTCGACCGGCGGTTCCGAGCGGGTTAAACCCCCGATGACCAAACATGAAACGTATTGGTTGCCGGATGATGCCCGGCCCGTATTCGATGCGGCAAATCCTGAGCTTGCAGAACTTGCCAAGCGGCTGGAGCGCGGAAACCGCCGGCGCGCCAAGATGAAAGTCTAGATCGCGGTGGTATTTCCGGTCCGAATCCGCATTTGCCGCTGTCGACCTTGATCGTTTTCACCCTATGGTGACATGCTGTTTTCGAATGCAAAGACGCCGCTTAGCCGAGGGCTTGCGGCGTCCTCGCCAAAATCCGGCACGGCATATTCTGCCAGAAGCCGAAGTCGCGATGCCGGCAGGTGAGCGCGCCATGGGTCGCCGATCAAAACTGCAATGCCTAACGCCAGGCAGCGATCGAGAAATGCCGTGACCCGTTTTGCAAGGGCCGCTTCATAGAAGAGATCACCGACACAAACGACATCGACGGCGGGTGGTTCGCCTTTTGTTACGTCGGCGAGGATGGGCTGGACAGTCACCTCATTTAGGGCTGCATTGAGTCCGATGGCGGCGATGGCATAGGGATCGATATCAGCGGCATGCACGTCTGCCGCTCCGGCCTTCGCGGCTGCTATGCCGACAATTCCTGACCCAGCACCGAGATCGAGTACGCGGCGACCGGCGACGGTTTCTGGCCTATCCAGAAGATAGCGCGCCAGTACCAACCCACCACCCCAGTAATGTGCCCAATAGGGGGAGCCGAATTGCGGATCCCGCTCGGCAAGACGTCGCAAGCCGCTATGCGGGCCTGCTTTATGCAGCCGAATCTCCGGAATGCCGGGAACGGGCAGGATCGGAAGATTGGTGGTAATAAACTGCCGTGCCCAGTCGAGGCCTTCGGCGCTTTCCAAGTTATGGCTCAATGCTTCCTCTTGCTTCGCCTATCCGGAACTACCATCAGGTTGTCGCCGGAGAGAATATTGATCAATTCGTCGGACCATAGAATGCGATATTCTCAAGGGATTTCAAATAATTATCCACCGGCTCCATCAAGATTCGCCAATCCTTGCAGAGCCGTTGTCCTTCAAGGGTGTCGCCAACAGCGCCGAATTGGGGTATTCATTTTGGCATGATGAGAACAGTTGCAGCGACGCACTGTTGACCGCAAGCGATGTTTTAAACCGCTTGTTTCCTTTCAAGGCTCCATCGGAATTTCAAGCATGTCCAATGCCGACAAGCCGGTCGTGCAGCGCAAACCGCGCGCGCGCCGGCGCAAAGCCGTTCCGGCCAGCGATACGCCACTCGATTATATGTTGAAAGTGATGCGCGACGATGAGGCGGATCAGAAGCGGCGCGATGAAATGGCGAAGATCGCAGCGTCCTATGTTCATCAGAAGCCGAGCGAGCGCCCGGGAGCCGGGCCTAAGGGGGGCCGCGCTTTCACCATCGACTTAACAAACGCCACGGATGAGCAGCTTGCGACACTCGAATCCCTCTTCGGTCCGCTTGCCGGATCCGGCGACGATGATGGCGGCGATCCAAGAGGAGAAGGCAAAGAGGACAATTGAGCGCGAGCGGGCCGAGCGTAACAGGCAGATCGCCGCGGATGCCGAGCGGATACGCGCCAATTGCCGATCGCTGACCGGCTTCGTCCGAGAAGCCTGGCATGTCGTCGAACCATCCGTAGACTATGTCCATGGCTGGCACATCGACGCAATCTGCCGGCATCTCGAAGCGGTGACCTCTGGCGAGATCACACGGCTGCTGATCAACGTGCCGCCGGGCACGATGAAATCGCTTCTTTGCGGCGTCTTCTGGCCGGCATGGGAATGGGGGCCGAAAAACAGACCGCAACTGCGTTATCTTGGTGCCTCCTATTCGGAACATTATGCCAAGCGTGACAACAGACGTATGCGCGATCTGGTTGCCTCGGAATGGTATCAGGCGCTCTGGGGCGACCGGGTCAAGCTGACGAGAACCGGCGAGATGGCCTTTGCCAATACCCGCACGGGCTCTCGTCAGGGCGTGCCGTTCTCAAGGTTGACCGGCGGTCGCGGTGACCGGGTCATCATCGATGATCCTCATTCCGTCGATGGTGCCGAATCCGAAGCGGAGCGTCTGGCGACGGTTCGCACATTTCGAGAGTCCGTGCCGACGCGGCTGAACGACCCTCAGCGTTTGGCGATCGTCGTGGTGATGCAGCGACTGCACGAGGCGGATGTGTCCGGCACCATTCTGGCGCTTGGGCTTGGTTACGAGCACCTGATGCTGCCCATGGAGTTTGAGCCGGAGCGCGGATGCCGGACATCGATCGGATTTGTCGATCCGAGGACGGAAGAGGGCGAGCTGCTCTTTCCGCGAGATGTGGTGGAACGTGACAAGATACCGCTTGGATCCTATGCGGTCGCAGGTCAGTTTCAGCAGCGGCCTTCGCCGCGCTCGGGCGGCCTGTTTCAACGCGGTGATTTCGAAATCGTCGAGGCCATGCCTGCCGGCGCAAAACGCTGTCGTGCCCGGGATTTTGCAGCGTCGAAGGAGCGCCCCGGCCGTCAGCCGGACTGGACCGTCGGCTTACGTATGGCGTGGGCTGACGGCGTCTTCTACGTCGAGACCATCGCTCGCGGGCGCTGGTCGCCGGCCGAGGTGGAACGCAATCTGAAAAACATGGCATCGCAAGATGGGCCGACGGTGACGATCCGCATGCCGCAAGATCCGGGTGCGGCCGGCAAGGCTGACGCGGAAACGAAGATCAAGCTGCTGGCCGGTTTTCCGATCAGAGTCTTGTCTGCGACCGGCGACAAGGCGACGCGTGCCAAGCCGGCATCGGCGCAGGCGGAAGCCGGAAACGTCAAGCTGCTGCGTGGAGACTGGAACGAAGCATTTCTGGACGAGATCTGCGCCTTTCCGAACGGGCAGTTCGATGACCAGGTCGACGCCTTCGCTGACGCTTTGAACGAGCTCGCGCTGAGCTCTTCTTTCAGCTTCACGAATTTCTAGGCTCGCTGGCGCGGCCTTTCATCACATCGATATCAAAGGACAATCCATGGGACAGATATTCTCAATGGTTCGCGACGGGTTGGTGAGCCTTGCGTCCCGTATGGGCACGGAAAGAGACAAGGCGGCTTCGGTTTTCTATGCACAGCCGATCCTGACAGATGAGCAGATTATCGCCGCCTATCGTGGCGCCTGGTTACCGCGAAAGATCATCGACATCCCGGCACTGGATAGTTGCCGTAAGTGGCGAAACTGGCAGGCTGCGGGCGACCAGATCGGGTTGATCGACGCGGAAGAGCGCCGGCTCAATCTGCGCGGCAAAGTGCTGGAGGCGTCTACGAAGGCGCGTCTGTTCGGTGGCGCAGCCTTGTTCATCGGCTCGGAAGACTCTGATCCGGCATTGCCGCTCGACACCGAGCGATTTGGGAAAGGCGATCTTAAGCACCTGACCGTGCTGACACGCCGCCAGCTCGCGGCTGGCGACATCGACAGCGATCCGGCTTCTGAGTGGTATGGCAAACCGAAATTCTACACGCTGACCGGCGCAAACGGGATGCAGGTGGTTATCCATCCGTCGCGACTGGTCATCTTCAAGGGCGCCATGACGCCGAATGAAGAGTTCGGCGCGATGGGTAATAATGCCTGGGGCGAAAGCGTACTCGCCGCGACATTCGACGCGATCAAGAATGCGGACAGCACGGCTGCCAATATCGCCAGCCTCGTCTTCGAAGCGAAGATCGATATCATTAGGGTACCGCAGTTCTCCGCCAATATCGGCAATCAGGCTTACGAAGACGCCGTGTTGCGCCGCTATACGCTCGCCAACGCGATCAAGGGTGTCAATGGGACGCTGATCCTCGATGCCGAGGAGGAATATGACAGCAAGAGCGCACCGCTCTCCGGTCTCACCGATATCCTGATGGCTTTCATGTAGATTGTCTCCGGCGCGGCTGATATCCCGGTGACGCGATTGCTGGGTCAATCGCCCGCCGGCCTGAATGCCACCGGCGCAGCCGACATGAAGAACTATCACGACCGGATCCAGGCGATCCAGGAGCTCGATTATACGCCCGCAATGGCACGGCTCGACGAGTGCCTTATTCGCTCTGCCACCGGTACCCGCGATCCGGCCATCTATTCCACCTGGGCGCCCTTGGAGCAGATGAGTGAGAAGGAGCGAGCCGATATCTTCAAAACGAAGGCGGATGCGGCACGCGCCTTGTTCGGGTCTGCCGCCGGCCAGGAGATCATCGCGCGAGAAGCGCTCTCGGAAGCGTTGGTGAATGCTTTCGTCGAGGATGGATCGCTGCCTGGATTGGAGGCGGCGATGAAGGCATCCGACCAACCGGAACATCCCGATCAGCCCCAGCCGACTTCCGACCCGATCGAAGGACCCAACGCCGCGTCGGTGTAGCCGGCGACACTTCCGGCTTCGTCATAGTCAGCAACTCCTTACTCTAAACCTCAGTCAGCTCCGACAAGGAGAAATCCCAACATGAACTTCACTGACACTGTCACCGTCGCAGGAACGCGGCGGACCGGGGACGGCTATCTTGTCGCCGACGCCCGGATCGCCCGCACGGGCATTCAAAGCTATAGCGGCGCCGAGATCGGCCGGCCCGAGATGCACGCTGTGCGGATCTATCGGCCGGGAGCCGAAGTCTTTTCCGACGATACGCTGAAAAGCGCTGCTCACCGGCCGGTGACAAACGAGCATCCGCCGGAAATGGTCACGTCGGAGAAAACAATGACGATGCACGAATTTCTGGATGCGTTGGGCATCAAAGCCGGGGTCGTCATTGCTGGCCCTTCCGGCGGCATCTTGCGTGGTCTTTCCAGGCGTCGATACACAATGCGGGAGATTGTTGCATCGCCGATCTGCGGAGCGCTGGCGGCAGCGTATCTAACGGAGCCGGTGCTCTTTTACCTGCGTGCCATCAACTGGCCTCTGCCGCAAAAGGATGTCGCCGCCATGAATGCGACGGCTTTTGTCGTCGGCGTATGCGCCATGTGGATTGCGGACTTGATCTTCGATGCCATTTCTCGATGGGTGAAAGGCGGTCATGGGGTACCGTGA